ATGATCATTAGCCAAAGTTTTGGGTATACCTCTAAGCAATTTGGGTACATTTCGCGGTGTACCCAATGGATCATGGTAAGGATTTTCAGGTATTCGCACATGCCAAAACTTACAGACATGCAGATCCGCGCATGGATTAAGAGCGGGGAACGCTTCGAGGGGCGAGCAGACGGTGACGGCCTCTATCTGAGGTTTCGAAAAGAGGATAAAACTCCTTTTTGGCGCTATCGATATAAGCTGATGGGCAAGGCCCGCACCATGATGATCGGTTCTTATTCCGATTTCTCACTGGCAAAAGCCCGAGATATAGCGAAAGAGCTATCCGCACGGGTAGCGCTCGGGTATGACGTAGCCGCAGAGAAGCAGGAGCGCAAGGCTGAGGCAATAGCGAAGATTGAGGCTGAGAAGAACGCCATTCACGTTTCAGAGCTTGCCGCTGAGTATTACGCCCGCCAGATAGAAACCACTTACAAACACCCGGAGCTTTTCCGCAGCAGCCTGCAAAAGAACATCGTTGCGCTCATCGGAAAAATGAAAGTAGAGGACGTTCGCCCGCGGCACATTGATAGCGTCCTGCAGGATGTGTTAGAGCGCGGATCTCCCACGGTAGCTAATGATGTACTTCGCATGCTCAAACGCCTGTTTGATTACGCTGTGGTACGCGGAATGATAGAGGTTAACCCGGCGATATCCTTTGGCTCCAAAGACGCTGGCGGGAAGGAGCAGGGGCGCAAACGCGCGTTAAGCCGTGATGAGCTGATTATGTTCTTCAAGGCGCTACGCCGCGGGCGTGGAATCAGCAGAGAAAATGAGCTGACCTTCAAGATTATTCTGGCGCTTGGGGTGCGCAAAATGGAGCTCTGTGCCGCCGAATGGTCGGAGTTCGACCTTGATAACGAGGTGTGGCATCTCCCTGGCTCGCGGGCAAAGAATGGTGATGACATCGATATCCCGCTGCCGGCGCCAGTGATCGAATGGATTAAAGAGATTCGACTTTTCGCCGGTGATAGTCGCTGGTTAATTCCGGCCAGACGCGCCAGAACAACGGCCCACGTTAGCCGTGCCACGCTGAATATGGTTATGCCGTCCGTACTTAAAGAAATGGCTGACGTTGAGCCGTTCAGTATCCATGACCTGCGGCGCACCATGCGCACCCAGATGGCCGCGATAGGCATTGACCCGGTGATAGCCGAGCGTTGCCTTAACCACAAAATACCGGGCATAGAGGGCATCTATAACCGGCATCAATACTTTGATGAGCGGAAGGCGGCGCTGGCGCAGTGGGCTAATCTGCTGGTGGCGCTGGAGGGCGGAGAAGAATACAACGTAATGCCTATTAGAAAGGTGAAGTGACCGAATCGACCGGATCTAGCCCGACGGGGCGAAAAGCGGAAAGCCTTACCGCCTGTTCCGGCCATTATTTAAGGCAATGCGCAAAAGGTGGCGTAATGAGTGATTCATTAAAAGGGAATATATGGGCTGAAAGAAATCTTCCCGCCCTCGAATATTGCAATATTAGACGTGCAGCAGATTTGTTGAACTGTACAGTTAGCGATATACTCCATTGGGCTGAAATTGAAGCAATTAATCTTTGCTTGAAAATTGATTGGATGCCTTCGGCTATCGATTTCAATATAGGCATGGAACAAGCTGAACCGTGGTTCGAACAGCAAATAAATAGTAAAGTTACTTTAAATCCCAGAGCTGTATTGTCCAAAAAATCATGCTTTTATCTCGGAGTGAATACGGTCAACCCTTTAGAAGCGGACATTAAATATAATTTCAATGGACAAGAGATTGGTTTTAATATCAAAAAAAACGAAAAAGGTCAGATTTGTGGGCATGCAGAGGGGTTCTGGAATTTTTTCGTATTTGGATACAACGAGATGGTCTATCACGAGCTAAATAGTTGTGGAAGTATAACATTTGACTTTCTAGACCTTAGAATTGTCGCTGCTGATCGAACGGATGAACCGGAGATTTACTTAACTCCTTGCAGTTTTGTAGAAGATGACCTTTTTTATTGTGACTCCGAAGATAAAAGTGGTTATGAAAAAATAAAGTTACCTAGTTTGATTACTATCACATTAGAAGATTTATTTATAACAAGGAGCCAATTAGAGTATTTATACAGTCGTAGAGGTGAGGTTTTGGCTAGCTTAGTTACTGGTGACATACAAAGGAATCACAGAGATGGTGATATAAATAAGGCGGAAACAAAACGAAGAGCACCTAAAAAAGACGCTTTAATGACGGCGCTCATGAATAGGATTGGGGTTGATTCAGAAAGACCTCTTAAATCACTTCTTGAATTAGTTGGTATGAATGAGCAAAAACTCAAATCTTACAGTGAGTCACAGTTACACCGGGCTTTAAGTAAGGAGCTAGAAGCAAATATGCCAGATATTGACCCCAAGACATTAGCTCGCTGGTTAAAAGATGAGGGGGCACGGTAAATTTCCAGCAAAGTTGGGATTTTTATTTGAAATCCGGATTTTTGATGTAGAAATCCCGACATCATGCAATCGCTAGGCTCTAATTGCACCGTAACGAAGCAGCAGCAATCATATAGGAGTTACGGGGCATATGACCGCACAGCAAGCAGCACAAGTAGCAATCCCCCAATCTGGTTACATCCGCCGCTTTCTCTTGGCTGAGATACTGGGAATCCATGTTGGCACATTAGATCGCTGGGTTAGGGATAAACGCATTCCTGCGCCCGTGAAGTTGGGCGAAAAAATTACCGCTTTCGATGCGGTTGAGATTAACAGTTGGATAGCAGAACGTCGCGGGAAGGTGGCCTGATGAAAAAAGAAAACCGCCTCGGACAGCAGGCGGCTAACACAGATACTCGCGGATCTGATGTTACGCCACCATCCTACACCGTTCAAGCCTCAAAACGCATTCCGAAGAAACACCGCGCCCGTACCTACATGCTGCGCTGTGGAGCTGGTGGGTGGACAGAAAACGATATCCTGCGCAATTGCCGCCTCTCATCTGGCCGCAACTATGCGAGCGAGCTTGAGCGCGAGCTTGATATCTGTCTGGAACGCCTGGAAGAGAAAAACCCTGATGGTATCGGTGCGCACATGCGTTACCGGTTTGCGTGCCGTGGTGACGTGCTGAAGGTGATTCAGTTCGTTAACCGCATGGCCGCAGTCAACCAACACTACGGGCTTTCTAAGCAAGATATCGCCGACATTCTGAACCTCTACCCGGACAACTTCACCGCCGCATAACGGAGCCGACAAAATGAAAATCGAAAAAAGCAGATTCAATTCTGAGGGCGCCCATCAACCTGTAGCCAGCCAGAAAGAGATATTCCAAGCCGAAGAGAGCGATATTTCAGTTATTAAATTTGAGGGGTATACCGTGCGCATTGTGAATGTTTACGGTGAGCCGTGGTTTGTTGTCTCAGACGTCTGCCAGGCGCTGGAAATCAGCAATCCAACCAGTGCCGTTTCCTCTCTGGATTGTGACGAGGTAATGACCCTAACTTTAACTGAGGGTCTTTCGGGTAAGCGCGGCGGGGCGCGTAGCTGGAATATGGTCGCAGAATCTGGCTTTTATAAACTGATTGCCCGTAGCCGTAAAGCCTCCACGCCCGGTACGTTCGCCCACCGCTTCAGCAATTGGGTATTCCGCGACGTTATCCCGTCCATCCGCAAAACCGGCTCCTACGGAGTGCCGTTCGCATTCCTGAATGACCATACCCGGCGCAAAGAGCTGTACACGAAGAAGGCCAGTAAGCGCGGTAAAGACCTGCAGTCATGCAAAGGCGAGAAGGCCCGCCTTGCTGCTGAAGAAATCGAGCTATGGCGTAAGTATCAGCCAGATCTGCTGGAGGTTCATTAATGGTTAAGACCACCAGCACGCCGCTGCCAAACCACTCCTATCACGACGCTCACGGCCAGATGGTGAGCGTAACCGCTGTAGCGCATAACCGCGTGACGTTCTATCGCGAGGACTATCAGTTCCCATGCGTACAGCCCATTGAGCGCTTCATGAAGGAGTACACGGAGGTGAAGCAATGATTACCGGTGCACGGCGTAAAAGCCTCTCTCTGGCTGGCCTGATGTATGCAAAAGTTAACGCTCTGCAGGCGGTGCGCCACCGTGGAAACCTGTCAAAATCTGTCACTTTGCGGGCCACTGATAGTGGCGTACAAAACGCCTGGCGGAGTTTCGAGACAATTGCGCCCGCGGGTAAGCGTTCGGAAACTGACTATCTGGAAGGTAGCGTGTCCGGCGCCGGCGGTAGATGCGGGGCCCATCACACCGCCAGCTATAAATTGCCGCACCGTGACAAAAAGGGCTTGCGGTCTGAAGGTATCCCGGTCTATGGTTATAGCGCACCAGCAAAATCTGGTGCCGGGATTGGCGTCCTGGTAATTCGAATGGCGACACATGACGCGCCTAGCGTCTTTTTTTGTGCCGTTAGTCTGACTCACCCTTTTTTTGAGCGTTGGGATATAATCCAGCGCCTCGCAAGAGCAATGGTGGCTCAGGCAGGGGCTTCTTCGGAAGCGCCGGTATCCATTCGAGCCGGTTACGCCAACCCTGCTTGGGCTACCACCAGTGAAATTGGCGTTTCCGGTGGTAGCGTTACCCGCTATCGAATGGAGGCTGCCGCATGGCTACTACCCTCACCCAAAATCCGCAATTTATCTGGATTATCGCCGCTGTTCGCCGCGATATACCGACAATTACCGCAAAAATTCACCATATTGCCGCGCCTTCTGAGCGCGAAGCCCGCCGTTCTCTGGTTCGGGATCACGTCTGCTTTTTCGCTGGTCGCATCCGTCTGGAGGTGGCTCATGCGTAACTATTTCCGCATCACCGGCTACGCCGTTAATAAGCGCGGTTTAACGGTTGGTATCGGCTATCAGCTCATATCCAGCGACACCAAAACAGCAACGGCACACGCAGTGCTTCAGGCGCAGCGTGAAGGTCTCAGCCATGTGCGCATCACCCGCGTTCAGGAGGTATCGGCATGATGAATATTGCTCAAAGAGATCGAATCCTGGCGTCTGTAAACCAGGTCATTGGGCGCAAAGAGAGTGTTGCGCCTAATACCCCAGAAAATGATTCGCACGATCGTTTATTGCGGATAAGCGCTGGTCTCTTGCACCTGTTAAATGAGGTTCTCCCTGGCATGGCCAATACGGCTGAACGCGACGAAATAGCAGTGTGGGTAGATGCGATGTATTCCATCACGATGATAGAAGCGTTAGATGCAAAATCACTGCCCCCCACAACAGTGTCAGACTTGCGCAGTGAAATGCCTGTGCCGACTGGTGGTGATGCCGCAACCACGGTGCGTTATGCGGCAGAACTGCAGGCGTTGTGGGAGCTTCATCTTGATGCTCGCTTGCGGGCTGCCAATCCTAAAGCTGGCGCCAGACTATGGACGCTAATTAACGAACTTAACTACGCGGCTCAGCGTACTGAAAGCAGATACAACCGCCTGCTGGTAAAGCTGGAGGGTATGAAATGAGAGAGTTTCGTGTGTTTTCCACGTGTCTCGATCGTGCCGGTTACCCGGTGCCTGTTTCATGGCGCGGGTATGCCAGCAGTTCAGATGTTGCGATCAGAAAAATGGAGAGTGAGGCTAAAAGCAATGGCTGGAGCGTTGCGCTGATTGTTTTTGTACAGCAAAGAAGAGTGGCGCGCGATAAGTCGCTGGTGGAGATAAAGGCATGAGCAATATTTACCCACTCCCGAAAAAGCCGGGGGATGCCGAATCATTCCGTGCAGAGCCTACGCCTGAAGGGCTGAGAATAACCAGCTCTGGTGGCGATGGTCGTGAAACAGTTCAGCTTATCGCTTATGACGAGGCCGTGAACCGTCTGGACGCGGGAGAGTATGACGATTCCGGCACGGGTTATGACATTCACCTTGCCGTAGCAGAGGGCGGAAACTGCGGATATTTCGACTTTACCGCGCAGCACAACGTCACTATGTGGCGCTGGCTGATTGCTGCGACGTTCGTTTCTGAGATGAAGCGCGAGAACGGCACCACCACGGTTACTGAACCTGACGGCACATCATCGCAGGTGGCGATTTACTCCAATGGCAAGATAGCCATTCCGGTTTATCCCATCGCAGAACGCCTGGCTATGGCGAACAACATTGAGGGAGCGCTTATCGAGCGTTACGGCACTGAACAGGGTACGGAGAACGCCATTATGTTTTATCAGTCCATGCTGGATGTGGACGCCGGGGAGCTCACGACCGTCGGGCGCGAGATACTGGCAGAGCTACATGATGGTTTTATTGATGACATAGAACAAAACGGCCTTCCCGAAGCGCCGGTGGCGCACTAAGGGGGCCAGATGATTACTAAGAACTTCCGTCTGAATGCGTTGGCCAACCAGTACGCGGCGGCGCTGTATAACCACGTCACCGCCACCAGCGGCGGCGAGTATTTCATGATTGATGCTGGTGGTGAGCCTGTGCGCGTAGAGATTGCTGGTGGCGCGAAAGGTATCCGTGACCTTATCGACGGCTACGCGCTGGAGGCGCTGAAAGAACATTACCCGCAGTGGGAGAGCGTAGGGATCGAGGTGCTTAGTCGCTGCGTCACCGCTACCGGTCTGACCGGGCGAGGTCGTGAGATATGGCAAAGCATGGTTAACGATATGGGCGAAACCGTGGCAGGCAATCACGGGGGTGAGAATGCGTAATATCGACCTTATTCGCGAAGTGACTCATGCCGCCGCTGGCCGCTGGCCTTCGGTGCTGGCTGGCCTGTCTATCGACGTGCCTGATTCATCGCGCCGCCATTCCCCATGCCCTGCATGTGGTGGAAAAGACCGTTTCAGATTCGACGACAACGGGCGCGGCAGCTTTATCTGCAACCAGTGTGGCGCTGGCGACGGGCTGGACTTAATCAAACGGGTGAACAACTGCGACACCACAGAGGCGGCGCAACTTGCCGCCGATGTGCTGGGTATTGATTACCGGGCCGCAGAATCAGCACCAGACGCTGCCAGCCAGAGACAGAGGCAGTTAGCCGCAGACCGCCAGCAGCGTGAGCAGGAGCGCCAGAAACAGGCAGCAGAGGACGCAGATCAGCGAAGGGCTACGTTTGCCCGTCTGTATACCGGAATGCGCCTGAGATCCATACAGGGAGAATCTGAGTACCTGCAATCAAAAGGGCTGACCGGGTTTAAATACCCGCTTATGCCCGATGGTTCGTTATTGCTGGAGCTGGTGGATGAATCCGGCGCAGTCACAGCCGCGCAGACCATCACCCCGCAGGGAGAAAAGCGACTCATTAAGGGATCGGCAAAGCGCGGGGCATATTACGCCGTAAACGCGCTGGAACGGCCTCAAAGCGTCGTGATTGCCGAGGGGCTGGCTACCGCTCTAACGTGTCACTTAATTCGCACAGACGCGCTGACAGTGGCAGCAATCGACGCGGGCAACCTGCTGCCCGTCGCCGAAGTCATGCGCCGGAAGTACCCACAGGCACAAATCATCATCGCCGCTGATAACGACCACCAGCAAGGAGGCCCCGAAAGTGGGGGCACCAATACGGGCAAAGACGCCGCAGAAAAAGCCGCCTTATCCGTGGCTGGCTGGGTATCACTGCCCCCGACTGAGTGCAAAGCAGACTGGAACGACTATCACCAGCAGCACGGGCTGGAAACCGCTACAGCAGCATTTAACGATTCAATGTACCAACCGAAGGGGGAAGATGTGAAACCGCAGCTACAGGCCATTGAGGGCGGTAAAAAACGCCGGAGCGCAGAGGCCGGGGATATTTCACAGATGGCCGCGAGCCAGAAGGCAAAACTACTTTCCTCACGATGGGAAATGCTGGCAGTCAACCCGGACAGCGGCAGCGTTTATTGCTATGGCTCTGGCGTGTGGGAAAAGGTGGCTGACAGCGAGCTTGAGCGGGTAATGGTATCAATTTTTGAGGAGCACGAAGCCCACTACACTGAGAAGGGCATCAAATCCGTGGTTGCCACCATGAAATTACAGCTACCTGTTATCGGTGAGCAGCGCGGCGATCTTATTGGTTTTGAGAACGGCGTGTATGACCTCACCGCGCAGACGTTCAGCCCGCACAGCCCCGATAATTGGCTGGTAAACCACAATGGCATTGCCTATATGCCGCCGGCACCCGGCGAGAACCTCGCTACCCATGCCCCCAGCTTTACCCGATGGCTGAATCATGCAACGGCGGGTAATAACCAGAAGGCCGAACGCATCAAAGCAGCCCTGTTTATGGTGCTGGCGAAGCGTCACGACTGGCAGCTATTCATTGAGGTGACGGGAGAAGGTGGCAGCGGTAAATCAGTGTTCAGCAGCATAGCCACTACACTGGCAGGTGAGCACAATACCGCCAGCGGTAGCATGAGCACGCTGGATCTTGCCCGCGGGCGTGCGCAGTTTGTGGGTAAGAGCCTGATAATCATGCCTGACCAGACCCGTTATGTGGGTGAAGGTGCGGGTATAAAGGCTGTAACGGGCGGCGATCCAGTAGAGATTGATGGGAAGTATGAGAAGCAATTCACCACCGTGCTGAGCGCCGTCGTGCTGGCAACCAATAACGAGCCGATGACCTTTACCGAACGCAACGGGGGAATTGCTCGCCGCCGGGTGATATTCCCTTTTAACAACCCGGTATCAGAGGCAGATAAAGACCCGGATCTCACAGCAAAAATCAGGTCAGAAATCCCGGTAATTATCCGCCACCTGCTGGCCACATTTGCAGACCAGAACAAAGCGAAGACTCTTTTAATTGAGCAGCGTGATTCTCAAGAGGCGCTGGACGTTAAACGCGGTACTGACCCGGTGATAGACATGTGCGCGGCTTTGTACTTCATGAATGAGCCAAAGGGTTTGATGATGGGCGGTGGTTCCTGGGCTGGCCAGCCAGAGCCGAGGGCATATCTCTATCATCTGTATCTGGCATTCCTGGAATATCACGGGCTGGGTAAACCGCTGTCTGTGGAGAAGTTTTCACGGGCCATGAAGAACTCCGCGAAGGAATACCGAAGCCAGTATCTTACAAGGAAAGTCAGGGGGCGCACCCAGACCAACCTCAGCATAACGGAACTGGCAGAGGAATTTATCCCCCGCGCCTACGGGGCTGATATTCCAGAAACCCCATAGTGAAACTTTTTTAGGGTGATTTACGTCTACACCTCTACCAAATGTGCTTTCAGGCCAGTGATAGCAAGGGATACAGGCAGGTAGACGTATATATATTTACCTCTACCTTACGTCTACATACCTCTACTTTAGAAATGGCTGTATAAATAATCAGGGTAGACGTAAGTAGAGGTAAGGTAGACGTACAAAATGAAACCTCTACCCGGCTGAAAGCCGCATGGTTGCTGACCTTGAGCGATTTTTAATGGTAAAGGTAGACGGGTAGACCGACAACACCCCCAAAAAGATTTGCAGGGGGGTATCCAGAATGATGAATAGAGGAAAAATGAAAAAATTCGCTGAGTGCCAGGGGAGACCATCGCTGCTCATTCCGGGCGATCATTTAGAATACTGCGACAGGTTTAAGTATCCGGTGATTATTGTATGGAAACGTGTCAAATATGCCGATGTAACCTGGCTGAACGAGCCGTTTCAGGTATCACATAGAGAACTGTTTCACCGCGATGACTTCCGGCAGGACTTAGAGGAAAGAGCAGAAGTTATCTACCTGCGATATGCCACACCGAAGACAGCCAGAGCCATTACTTACTCGTTTATTACCCTGTACGAACTTGAGCAGCATTCAGCTTTAGAGGCCGCAGAGGCATTATTTGATATGACGATTGCAATCATTCGTGAATATGAATCTGCAGGAGCGAAACAATGACAGCACAGATATCAGCATACGGGCGGCTGGTGGCCGACCCGCAAACCAGAACGACGAACAGCGGCACCAGCATGGCAATGGCTCGAATGGCGGTATCACTGCCATGCAATGCGGCAGAGTCTGGAGAGGCTACTTTTTGGCTGGGCGTCATTGCCTTTGGGAAGCAGGCCGATGCGCTGGCCAAGCACCAGAAAGGCGATCTCGTCAGCGTGGCGGGCAATATGCAGATCAATCAGTGGACGGGCCAGGATGGCGGCACCCAGCAGGGTTACCAGGTACTGGCCGACAGTGTGATCAGCGCCAGAACAGCCCGCCCCGGAGGCAGACAGGGGCAGCAGGGGCAAGCAACAGACGCGCTACGGCGTGCGCAGCAGCAACCGGCCCCGCCGGGCTATGAGGACTACGACCAGACACCACCATTTGATGACAGCATACCGCTCTGAGGGGGATCGCAACATGGTAAACGACAGCAAGGCAGAAGCACTTGAAGTTAAGGGGCTGTATCGCCGGGCCGCCACCCGCTTGATTGATGTTATGTGGTGCTGTACGGAAGATGACGATCGGGATTGGGTGCGGCAGCGCCGGGATGATTGTCTTCAGAAGGTGAGGCGCCCACCGGCCAAACCTGACGACTACGGTGGACTGCAGGCGTCGGCGACTCGGACGCAGGACAGGATGGGGATCGGCAGGCCGAACGGGGAGGTGTTCAGGATGAAGGGAAGAAAGTTTGGCATCCTGGCGGGTAATTCGCATTCGAGCCTGTATTTCAGTGATAGGATGCTTTTCTACTCTGGGATGAAGGGATAAAACGATGAAATATTTGACAGGGCTACTGTTCTTATCGGTGATGGTTATTGCTGGATGTGGCGACACTCCAGATTCTCAGCTAATCAATGATGCTCATGAGTCCGTAAAAAAAGAGTTGGCAAAAAAGTACAAGCCTGGAGAGTGCCAAAAATGGCAGTTTATGGAAAGTTCAGGCGTCATCAAGGCTGGAGCCTCAAAGTTGGTATGTGATAGCGAGTTTAACATCGACAAGGGATTGCGTTTTAGTGAGGAAAAAGTGTATAGGCATGACGGATTTAATGCGGTATGCGGGAAAGTATCTGGCTATACAGATGTAGGAAAAATTAGCGGAGAATATATTTTCACCGACAAACAGGCTGATAATGTAATTATAAAAGCGTCAAAGTCGGAGCTTGCTATGGTCAACAATGAGACTAGCCGTAAACTACAGAAGTTATATGATGATCTTTTCAACCTCGAAATGAAAAATTGTAAGTGAAGTAACAACGAAATTTTATAACTAAAAATCAAAAGAACCCTGCTAAGACGGGGTTTTTTATCGCCTGAAAACAAGAGAAATCGATCGTGACCATAAAATAATCATTTCAATTTGAGCAATGAATTGTGTGAGTGTTGACAAAATTGCAAGTATAATCACTGTATAAATATCAGGAGGTACGCAATGGCAACACCATCCGTAAAACCCGTTCTTCTCAGCATGGAACAGATCGAGAAACTCCGTACGCTGCAGGAAAATGAACGGAAGAAATCACCGCTGGGCATTGCTCCCACCATCCACGTTATCGCGCGTCAGTTGATGGAACGCGCTTTAAGCACAGAAATGGAGGCGTAATGGAACAACTACAACGACTGGCAGAGGCTATCGCTGAAACCTACATTCGCGATCTGCGCCGGGAAACGGGAGATAATGTTATTACCGTTGATGGCGTCAGCGGCAATGTTGAAACGCACCTTTTAGCCGCGGGGCTGGTGGATAACTCAGTTTCAGCAGCCAAAAACCAATACGGGGCGACATTTGAACGTGAAGCATATCAAATGTTACTGCGGTTAATTTCTCTCGATGGCCCGGAGTATCGGCTGACTGAGCATGGTGCTTACGTCATCACCTTCATGACGACTAAGGCTTTAAAAAAACAGTCTTCCACGACAGTACACTGAGGTGCGTATGAGTAATAATTTTGGTAATTATTACATTGAAATTGACGCTGATGTCTTACCGTTCCTCAAGGGGATGGACAAGGTACAGAGCACTCTTGATGCTCTTTCGGCTGATTCGAAAAATGGCAGTAAAGCCTTTGATAATTTGAGCTCGTCCGCATCTAGTGCCGGAACCTCATTTAGTGAACTTGCTGGCTACGCCCGCTCAATGGATAGCTCGCTCAAAACCTTAAACTCAAATGTGAATGCCATCACGCGGGCTATGCAGGAAGCTGGTTCAAGTGCCGGCGGCGCTGGTGCTGAGTTTACTAGGGCAGAGGCTATCCTTGAGAACCTGGGGAACCAATTGGCAATTCTCGACGAAGCCCAAGAAAACGGCGCACGTAGCGCAGCAATCCTCGCTGCACAGATCCGGGCGGGCTCGAAGGCCACCGATGAAGAGAAGCAGAAAATCGGCGAGCTTACCGGGCGACTCTATGACATGAAAACGGGAGTTGATACCGGAGCCAAAAGCCACGGCAACTGGAAAAACACCATGCAGCAGGCCGGGTATCAGGTTCAGGATTTTGTTGTGCAGGTTCAGGGTGGGCAGTCTGCGCTGGTGGCCTTTGCGCAGCAGGGCTCTCAGTTGGCCGGTGCTTTTGGCCCCGGCGGTGCTGTACTCGGTGCCGTTATTGCTATTGGTTCCGCGGTGGCCGGTACGCTTGTAGCGTCTCTGGGTAAGGGTAAGGATGCGATGGAAGCGCTTCAGGACGCCACGAAAACGCTCGACGATGTAATGACGGTATCGAGTAATGGCGTGGCGGCGCTATCAGATAAATATGCTGAAATGGCCCGTATTAACCTTTCTGTCGCAACAGCCATGAAAAAGCAGGCTGAGTTAGAGGTAAGCAATGCGCTGGCAAAGCTACCATCACAGATTAAAGATGTGACAACTGAGTTTATTACGTTGACTGACAGGATTACCTCCGGATTTTCTGGCGCATCTCCTAGCATTAAATTGTTCAACGCAAACCTGAAGTACCTCGGGGTTACAACAGACGATTATGGACAAGCAGTCCAGCAGGCCATGTCTAAAGGCCCGGATTTTCAGACAATAACTCTTTCAATGGCAGGTACAGTTGATGCGATAGCTGAGCGTTTTGGATGGACGAGCGATCAAGCTTTTCTATTCACTAAAAAACTCTCTGAGGTTAGCAATAAGGCAGCGCCGGCCACTGATGATCTAATAGCACTAAATAATATCATTTTAAGCAACGGAAGCAGTACGCAAAAAGGGAGTGAGCAAACAGCCATATACTCCCGAAAGATGTTAGATATGGCTAGCAGTGCGGTAACAGCAGAGGCAAAGCTGGCGCAACTACGAGCCATTACAATCAGCCTCAGCGACAGCCAGGCTAAGGCCTTGCAGCAGGCCCGCCAGGAGCTTTTCATCACTAAACAGACTGGAGAGGCCAAACAGCAGGCGCAGGCATGGCGTGACGCTGAACGGCAGGGGCTTAAAGCCGGTACGCAAGCTTTCAGAGAATACTATCAGGTTAAGCTCCAGACATATAAGCAGCAGGAAGCCAACGCCGAAGCCGCTAAAAACGAGCGAAACGCACAGAGCGAAGCTAATTCGGCAGCAAAACAAGCAGGTACTCAGGCAGAACGGAATGCCCGTATCCTTGAGGATTATCAGCAGAAGGCGGCTTTGTCTGCTGACTCCACCAGCGACCTCTCCCGCGAGCAGGCGATACTGGCGGCGAAGCAAAAACTAATTAACCCAACGCCCCAGCAGGTCGCTCAGGTTGAAAGAGACGCAGCAGCGGCATGGGATAAGGCCGCTGCCCTGAAAGCACAGAATGCGGTTCCTGAGCGCAAGGAGAACGCCGACTATGCCGCCCAGCGTAAGGCACTCGACAGTCTGAAAGACCAGAAGAACGCCAATGGTGAGCTGATAATCTCACAGGAGCAGTACAACCGCGCCTCAGAGCAGTTGGAGGAGCAGCACCAGGTAAACCTCGCCAAAATCCGCGCACAGCAGGTCGTGAGCCCGACGCAGGAGGCGCAGGGACAGATAGACCCAGTTCAACAACTGGCTAATCAGCACGCCCAACAAATCGCGTTAATACAGCAATTCGAGACACAGAAGGGCCAGCTAACCCAGCGCGGCATCGAGCTGATGAACGCGGCGAATAAACAGTATGAGCAGCAGCGAATCGCCGCGCAGTGGGAGATCTACCGCAATCAAAGCCTGAGTAATGAAGCGCTGGCGGCATCGTTTGATGCGCTGGCCGGGAATGCTTCTAACGCCCTTACCGGTGTGATAACGGGGAGTATGAGCGCTCAGGAGGCGATGCGATCTTTATCCAGCACTGTGCTGAATAGCCTGATTAACTCCTTCGTCCAGATGGGCGTTGAGTGGGCTAAAAACGCCATTATGGGGGCTACCACTCAGCAGGCTGCCATTATCGCCACTTCTGCGGTTCAAAATGCTGCCGTGGCTACTCAGGTTGGCGTTTCTACTGCCGCAGCCGCTACAACAACTGCTGCATGGACGCCTGCAGCGCTAATGGCATCGATAGCATCTATGGGTACTGCGGCTAAGATTGGCTTGGGTGCTTTACTCGGTGTTATGGCTATGGGTATTGCTGGCGGCCGTAAGAATGGCGGCCCGGTATCATCCGGCAATATTTACCCTGTAGGCGAAGGAAACCTTCCGGAACTCATGCAGACCAGCAAAGGCCTTTTCATGATACCGGGTGATGGCGGGAAGGTATTCAGCAACAAGGATGTGACAAGCGGCTCTCCGAGCATCAAGAGAGCGTCAACCGGTAAAGAATATCTCCCGGCATCCTCAGCATCATCCAGCCAGGCGGAAAGCCGCACTGAACGACCGATACAGGTCAACATAACCCTTATCGACCAGACCACCGGCAACCAGCACAACATTACTGGCACTGACGCTTTCCAGCAAGGTGACGTGGTAACAGTTACTGGATTTCTCAATGACGTGGATACCGGCGGCCCAATGTCCACAGCGATCGCAGATGCGCACGGGCTTAGACGGCAGGCAAGGGGTGCCTTTTAATGCGCCCTAAGGGGGGAGGTAAACCCTCTCCCCCATGCTTTACAGGACTGCCAGTTTAAGAGCATTTTCTCCCGTCGGAAATAAGAACTTTTTTTCGCGTGAACGCAGCCAGTAAACAACCTACCCCATGAGAGGGTGACAAAAGTTGACATCGAAAGGCGATCCCGTGACTAACGACGAAAAGCGAAAACTATACCGTGCGTGGGCTGATGATATCGGCGGCGGAACACCTTTCCCTGACGCCTGCAGGGATATGACGTGCGGAGCGACGACGAGGAAAGGGACACCGTGCAAAATGACGGCGCTCTACGCTTCTGGGCGCTGCAAGTTACACGGTGGCATGAGCACCGGCGCAAAGACGCCAGAGGGTAAGGCCCGGCAATTAGAGGGATTCCGCCGCTGGCTGGAGAGAAAGCGGCAGGCCACCAGCCAGGGTGACAATACGCAGTAAAGTTCGCGCTGATGGTACGCAGTACGCAGAAAGGTACGCAGCAAAAAGAAGGTTTTTTCAGTGCGTACTTGTTTAAGTGTGTTCTGCGCGTGGCGATGTAAGTCAATGATTAGGCTTAATTATAGCGAAGAGCGATAATCGGGGTAGCGAATATGGGCATTACAGGCAGGGGCATGAACAATATTCGGCGCAACATCAATGCGCTGGTGAGGGACATCACCGGGCGGCGCTTACCGCGTGCAATGACAGCCGCCTTGCATGAAGGTGGGCTCGTAGCAGCAATCTATACGCCAGTTGATACCAGCACCCTGATTAACTCGCAGTTTAAAGAGGTTATCACCAACGGAACGCGCATCACTGGCCGCATCGGATATTCAGCGAATTACGCAATCTATGTCGCAGATCCGAATATCCCGCAGAAGTTCACCCTCCCCAGGGCCAGGAAGGAGTTTTTGCAGCATGGTGTTGCTGATGCAAAAACGCAGATGGAGGCAGCTTTCCTGCGAGAATTATCAAAACGCTGATTGCGGAGAAAACGAAACCGCTTACCCCATGAGTGGTTAACAATTATTAAGGTTACAGCAGCGATTATTAGGCCGTATCCTCAGTAACCAATTGTGCAGAACTCATATGATTTCGTATTCATTTGCGGATTTTTTAGCGGAGATCTGAGCCAATGAGAGAGCAGACGCGGGTTTACACCTCTGCGCTACCACGAATTAACCTCCAATTTCTGGCAGATATGCAAAGAAAGCTGGTGGATTCGAGCCCGAAAACACAGATCTTTTGTGATACCGAGAGCGGAAGGGTGTACTTCTCTCTGGTTTCTGGCGGCTACAGCGCGACAATCAACGGGGTAACGCGGGTTATTGGCATCACGATTACCCGGGCAGGGTTTGGTTACCGGCGATGGTACATTTGCCCGCATTGTGGTGGCCGGGTTGCGAAATTATTCATTGGCCGGAAGGACGTAGGGTGTCGTAAATGCTGGAGCCTTCACTATGCCAGCCAGAGTGAAGATGAGGTCGCTCGCTTACGGCGGAGTGTGTGGAAGCAGAGGCATGACCTATGGGGGGATGATTACCCGCCCGCGGGCAGCCTGCTAAATAGCCCGCTCAAGTTTCCGAAGCCTGCCGGCATGAGATGGGATACCTTCGAGAAAAAGCGCTCTCGACTGCTAAAGACTGAATCAGCTTACTGGCGGTTGAAAGAACCGAGGGACGCTAAAGGGTTTGCCCGGGTGATGCGCAAAGCGGAGGCTTCAATTCGGTCATTTGAACGAGCATCGAAAAAGGCTACCCCATGAGCACAGCATGATTAGGGCAAGGTTAATTCCGGCTCTGAGCAGGAATTAGCTAAAATCAGCCGGTTATAAGCTATGAACAGGAGCAGCTTCCATGTTAGACCGTCACAAGCTTGAATTAACGTTGCTCGAGATAGCCCGGTAGAACGATGAAGGAGTGGACAGCCACACTCTTAGAACCATTCGCAACGGCGTGGCGCAGGTGCTGCAGGCTAAAGAGCGCCACCGCCGCAGGATGAGCGCACCAGCCTACCAGTGGAAGAAGCCTAAGAGCTTAAGAAGATAGCTTTAAAAGTGCCATTATTGACAGCATAATTGTTATACTATAAACAATAGTACTGATCGCACACACAGTTGTGGTTGTTTTCTATCACTGCTTCTCACTGGAAGGTGGGCACTTTTCAATTTCATCGGATAGCCAGAGAAAACCTATGTCACTACTTGATTTCGCATCACACAACTCATTTGAGCGTGCTGTGTCTCCCTTTAGGGAAATGGCCGCCTACGAGGCCTTGTGGACGGAACAAGGCGCAACCTTCAAAACTATTGCTGATAAGTTTCGTCATGCTCATGGCAGTGTATTGCCGTCTGAGTTAGTTCCTGATAGCACGATCGAAAGCTTCAAATCGAAGCTGAAAAGCATCCTCGACAAGTACAATGTCGAGGATTTCGGCGTTCGTGTGCATGGGGCTGGTGAATACCCAGAAAAGTTGCGTGATGCGAGACACCCTATTGAGGTTCTCTACTATCAGGGTTGGTGGGATTTAGTTAATACCCCCTCTGTAGCGGTTGTAGGCTCACGAAAGGTATCTGAGGAAGGTGCCAGGAGAACTAAAAAGCTGGTTAAGTGCCTCGTTAAAGATGGTTTCACGATTGTCTCTGGCTTAGCTGAAGGGGTTGACACCTGTGCCCATGAAACAGCTTTAGAAATGGGCGGTAACACTATTGCTGTTATCGGTACGCCATTGTCGCATAATTATCCAAAGCAAAATGTCAAATTACAGAAAAAGATAAGAGAGAACTTTTTGCTTATCAGCCAAGTGCCATTCCAGCGCTATCTGGATCAGGATTATCGTAGCAACCGGATATTTTTCCCTGAACGTAACATTACGATGTCTGCTCTGACCAAAGCAACCATTATTGTGGAAGCGTCTGACACATCGGGCACTCTGACTCAGGCTCGAGCAGCTTTAGCGCAGGGCAGAAAGCTATTTATTCTGGAGTCATGTTTCCAGAATCCTTCTATCTCATGGCCTGCGAAGTATGAAGCGCTGGGGGCCATCAGAGTTAGTGACTATGACGATATTCGGAAGCAACTGAAATGACATTCCGTTTAACTAAAATTGATGAGTTAACCATAGGTCAGCATTATCACCTAGATGCAAGTGACACCTGCTTTTTTTTTGGTGAGTATACGGCTCGAAAAGGATTTGGCTTCAGTGAAACAAATCAATTGATACATAATCTTAAAAAATCAGTTGAGAAACGCGGGTCCTATGAATATCGCTATAAAGGGAAAGCTATCAATAAGATTGCACAGATGCTTGTAGGGATAACAAATTTGAAGGATTTGACCTTTGTTCCTATCCCACCTTCAAAATGCCACGAAGACCCTCTCTACGATGGCCGAATGATTGAAGTACTGGAGAGTGCTAAAAGAATTAATGCAGATATTGATTACCGAGAATTGGTCAGGCAACGAGAGTCACGAGCAGCATCTCATAATTCAGAAGTACGTCAAACTCCTGAAGAGATAGCCAGTAACTATATATTTGAGCGCAGTCAGGCACAAAGCCTCAGAAAAATGATAGTGATATTCGATGATGTTCTAACCGCTGGTAGTCATTACAAGGCTATGAAGGCTGTCATTCGAACTCATTTACCAGAATCTGTTATTGTAGGCCTCTTTGTTGCCAGAACAGCCAGGGAGGCGGAGATTGATTGGTTTGAAGATTTAGATGAAAGTGATGAATTTTAATTTATATGGTAATGGCTAAAGTTATCTTGTCTTTTACGTTGTCCTGTCGTTTCCAGGCGCTGTAGATGTCCTTATCCCACGCCTTACCTGCTTTAGTCTGATAACCGGCCTCATTGAGTCGCTCAGCGATAATGCGGCCATTGTCGAACCCTTCTCGGATAGTGTCCGCAACAATTCCTATCACCGCCGTTTCATTGTACGGGGTCGGCGGTATTCCCTGCTTGCCACCGGCCAGCGCGGCGGCAGCCACTTCCATTCTCTCCACCAGCTCAAGCAAGCGCAGCTGTGGGTTGCTCTCCGGCTGGTTCAGTTTGCTGCGCAGGGCATCGAGCAGCCACGCTGTTTTGTCACCGCCTGCCGCCGCTACAGCCTGATTAAATGCGTCCTGCAATTCTGCCGGAACGCTACCAGATTTGATTTGCTCATGAGGGTCCACCATATCAGTGTTATCTATCCATACAGTATACCACTGTATAACGCTGTTATACGGAGGTGGAGAGGCTGGTTATACCTCGCGCTGACTGCCTGCTACAAGCATTACCTACCTTTTCTAACAGGGCGTTGCATGCCGTTGCGAAAGATCAATGTTGACTAGTTTTTCAACGTATACCTTGGATGTTCATCTACTGCTCGGAGAGAGCCAAATGAGCATCAAAATAGTCACAGTTTCCATACTTGCTGCCGCTTTCGTCTTTGTATCAGATATGGCCATCGCCAAATCGAGCCAGTTAACTGACGACCAGGTTAAGCAAAGAATTATCGACGACTCTATAGCATCCTACGCAGGTACCTGCGCTTGCCCATTCAATACGGCACGGAACGGAAGCTCATGCGGCCGCCGCAGCGCCTGGAGCAAAGCGGGAGGGTATTCGCCTGTCTGCTACAAGAAGGAGGTCACGAAGGATATGGTAAAAGAGTGGCGCCAGCAGAATCAGTAA